TAACATTGCTGTTCCAGTGGAAACCCAACCTGGTACATTGGTTGGGGCCCCATCGGAATCATCATCTAAAAAGTATGCTACCTTTTGGTCTTTCCACTTTTTATTTAGAGAGTCGGCTATTTCTTGTGCTAAGTCAATTTTAGCCATAATAATTATGAATTAAATAAATCATCAAATGCTGCTGCCACATCTACTTTAGGTGCTGGTGCAGGTGTTTCATCATCCCAAGGTAAATCGTTAGCTAAACCTGTACCACCAATTTCTGGTGCTGCATCTTTAGTTACTAATTGTTCTTCAACTTTCTTTGGTTGAGGAGTTAAAGTTTGTTGGGTAAATGAAGGAGTTGGATTTTCCTCTTCAGCTGCTACTGCTGTTGGATTCAACCAATTCTCTAATACTGTCTTTAATTCAGGATAAGATAATTCTGAATAAATGTCGGTAATGTTTGTCTGCTCATCTAATAATTTTGCAGCTGTTGCAGCGTTATCATGTAATAGAGAAACATTTGGTTTTACTCTGATTCGAGTTTCAGGATATGTTTTACCTGCTTCCTCTACGATTTCAATAACAATATCTCTACCAGTTTTTTCATCTGTGATATCACCATAATCTGGATCTGCTACGATTGCTAAGATTTCTTGGTAAACGGTTTTACCGAATCCCCAAAACTTAACACCCTCAGCTTCTTGTCCTCTTACGATAACAGGAGCAAATGTTCTTAATTTTGGTTCCATTTTCTTACCAGCTTTCCAGTTTTCAGTATCACCTAATTTCTTAAGTTTTTCTGCGAACTCTAAAATCGGGTCAGGTCTTCCAAAAGAAGCTGGACTCAAATAAGTTTTGTTGTTAATGTTGTAGTGAAATAAAAGTTCAATGAAAGGATTTTCTGTGTTGAACTTGTAAGGTACGATTCTAACTTGGTACTTTCCAGGTTTTGGTTTCCACAATGAATCTGTCTTTTTGGATGTGTTTTGCAACGAATTCAAACGCTGCTTGATTGCATTAATGTTCATGCTGTTTTTGTTTTAAGTTTTAAAAATTGTTTGTTTTAAGTTTTAAGATTATCGCGATTAATCTCATAGATAAATATCAATAATCTCAATCTTATATATCAAATATACAAAGATTTTTTGAGACCACCAAATTATTTAGATAGATTTTCTATCTTTCTATTTAGGTAAAATGCTGCTTTCTTTAAGTCTTCTAGTTCTTTTGCTGCATCTTTTTTTCCTGCTCTTGCTATGTATTTAGCTACATTAAATAAATAAGCATCTTTATCCAACCCCCATGCTTCACATACCTTAATTACTTCATATGGGTTATCAACACCACCATAATAGGCTGGATTCTTTACTGTTTCTATTTTAACTGCTGATTTTTCTACTAACTCTTGAGCAATTCTCAAACATACGTCTGCACCTCTTATTTTTTGTCTTTCAATTTCTTTTTCAGTTGCTTGATTAAATTCGTCTTTTCTTATCTTTGGTTTTGCTGGCATTATTTTATAATTTATATGATATGTAATCTGCTATTAAATCTGCTACATTAATTTCACAATATGTTTCAAATCCTTTAAATCCTGGTGCACTATTTGCTTCACATACTCTAAATCCTCTTTCATCAAAAAGTAAATCTATTCCTGCTATATGTAAATTTAATACTCTTGCTGTTTCTCTTGCTATGAAATCTATTTCATCTGTTAATTCAAATTTCTCACCTGTCCCACCATTAGTTATGTTTGCTCTAAAATCTCCTTCAGGTCCCATTCTTTTCATTGCACCAATAACTTTACCACCAATAACCAATACTCTTAAATCCTCACCTGGTTTGAATCCCAAATACTCTTGAACTAAAAGTGTTTTTGATGTTCCTAAACTTCGGATAAATTCCATTAATTTTGTGAAATCTCTTTTCTTTTCACATAAATAAACTCCTTTACCATAACTTCCAGTAACTACCTTAACTACACATGGAAATCCAATTCTATCTCTTACGATAATCTCATCAACAGGGTATTTAACCACCATTGTATTTGGAATGGGTATATTATGTTGAGAAAGTATTTGAGATGTTTGTAATTTATCTGCAACTTTTTCAATTGGGTCTGCTGAATTGATACAGAGAACTCCTGCTTTTTCTAATTGTCTTAATAGTGCTAACATAAAATCATTAGTTCCACTACCAGTTCTTACTAATACAATTTTTGGTAATTCTATTGTTTCTCCTGCATATAAAATACCTTGATTAATATTTTTATCTACAATAATATCAAAATTATCCGGTTGAACAATTTTTGCAGTAATTCCTTTTTTATCTAAACTTTCTAACAATCTTTTGTTTTCAAATTCAGTTTCGGTATTTTTTGAGAATATCCAAACACTCATAACTTATTTATCTTTTTTTAATCCGTATTTAATCCACTTATACCAAACTCTTTCATGTATATAATATTGAATAGGTTTGTAAACTAATTCTGCTACACCAAATGCGGCACCTATTTTAATTGAACCACTTATCAACCACATTAATAAAAACCCAATAGCGGTACTTACAATACGATATGATATGGATTTTGCAATATGTCTCTTAATCAACGGCATATTCTATAACTTCACCATCAGTATCCATATACCCCTTTCTAATCTTAGTTCCACTAATCAATTCAACATCAGCCGGAGGATGATGATTAATTACATCGTATCCTACACCTCTACCATAGTTTACTGATTCTATATCAGGTATAATACTAACTAAAATTCTATCTGAGTTTTCTTTAAAGAATGGTTCTTCAACTAAATCTAACATAACTCTGTATGCTGATTTTGGATTGTTCTCATCTTCCGGAACATCTCTAATTGCTACCCATACATCTTTACCTTTGTCTAGTTGTTGACGGATTAACCACTCATGTCCTGCGTGCCATGTCTGCCATCTTCCGATGAATAATGCGTATTTTCTTTTCATAACTCTAATTTACAACTTATTAATTATATTTCCAAATATTCTCGTAGTCTTTTGAAAGTTTGTAATTCTCTTTCATCCGTAGTATCTAAATCTATAAAATTTTCGGTAGGTGGTTCATAGTTATCAACGTGAAAATGTTCCCTACCTCTTTCATTTGTAGTATGAACATATATTTCTTTTATACCCTCACCCATTTCGGCTTTAAATGCTTCTCTTTGGTCTTTATATGGAGAAACCAATGATACAATTACATTAAATTTTTTACTATGTAGAAACTTAGCTAAGATTTGTGCTTTTTCTATATTTGCTTTCCGACCTGTTTCTGAATAATCTTTGTTTTGGAATACATCTCTAATATCATCACCATCAATTGTAATGGCTCTACGAATAAAATGTGTTTTCATCCAATTAGCCATAGTAGTTTTTCCACTACCTGGTTGTCCTGTGAACCAATATATCATAACTTTTTATTTTGTTAAATCTATCACATCAAATACTCTAGTGTATATTTTTTTTACACCTTCCGTATTTGTTACCAATATACAATTTCTATATTTTTCCCAATCAACTTCAAACTTGTTATCTAATTGTCCACCAGTAACTTCCATAATAACATTGTTCAATGCGTTAATTGTATATAAAGTATTACTATGTTTTTTTCTATGAACTAAAATAGTTTTAATTTCTAAAGTTGGTTGTTCAGTCTCTACTACAACATTATATGTTATAAACAATTCATTTGGAATGTTTTTATTTTGTAAGACATAAATGTAATTGTAAGCTAATGTATAATTACTTTTAATTAATTCTATATGATTTTCAACATCGGTTTTAGTACTGAATGTACATAGCAACTGTGTTTTCATTATTATTTCTTATCCTCTTTTTGGGTGGTTATGGAATCTTCCTGCACCCGGGTTTTTACTTTTTCCTTCTAATGTAAATCCAATATTAAATTCAGGTGATGGGTATGCTAAAATATCAATACCATCTGACCTATCCATTCCAATTTTTCCAGCTCTTGCTAATGCCGCTCCACCTCTATCTTCTTTTTGAGATAACACACTATCGTTTGCAAAGTCTTGTACATCTACATTTGTATTGTATGATTCATGTGCCAATTCTTCGTACATATAATATGCTTCTAATCTCATTCTAATTTTATCAGCAGTATCTTTATCAATAGGTAATTGTGCTTTCTTTCTTTCTAATATAATATTTGCTAATGCACTCGTTATTTTGCTAGCTGCTCTACCACCCGGTTTCATTTCCTTTTCCATATTAGAAATAAATTTAGGGTCCACATTTAAACTCAATGCTTTCTTTTTTATTTCATCTTTATAAGCATCTATCAACTTTTTATGGTCTGCTAATTTTGAATCAAACGGAATTGAATATGGTGTATTATGTGATTCTGCCAATGCTATAATACCATTTCTAATAACACCTTTAGGGTCATTTTTATATCTAGATTTTCTACATTTAGAAGTCAATGCACTTGCACCACCCACACCTTTTTTAACACTTCTACCATCTAACGTTACAATTCTGTTATTACCGGTACCATTACTTACCGTGATTACATCCACAGTTTCTAATGTAGTTGATTGTGGTAATAAAGCACATTTACCATTTTGTGTACCTTTACCATTATCATGCATTTCTCTAATTGCTACAAATATTTCTGCGTAGTTTGCCCAAGCTTCTTTAAGAGACGGTTCACCTTCATGATTTGCTATCTTTGAAAGTACATGTTCAAAATCGTTTAACCATTGGTCTGGTTGTTTATTTGGATTTCTTTTACTAAAATCTGCTAATTCTTTAATTAAGCCAATTGTTTCTTTATCTGATATTTCCGCTTTTTGTGCCAACTTTGCTAAATTAGAAGCCATACCATTAATAGAATGCTGAATTACTATAACTCTATTTTGAGGTGAATCAGGTATAATTCCTTTATCCATATCAATAAAATCCATATCACCTTGTTCAATCTTCTCTGCATATTCTTCCATTATTCTATTGTTCTTTGCTCTTAACTTAGCTTCTTTTGGTGAGATACCTTTTTCAGCTGGGTCAGTTCTTACAATATCTAAAGTTCCAATTTTAACATGTGATATATTTCCGGATTTATCTTTTATTACTTTTGATGCATCTCTTAATAATTTAGTTTTACCTCTGTCATCTAAATAAGTTTGATTTGCTGTTGTTTTTTTACCACCAAATGTAGATGTAGGTAAAACTGGAATACCATTTGCTGCTACCCATTGTCTAAATCCACCGATTACAGGTGTACTTTTATCTTTTGCACCCACATATACTCTAATTCTAGATGTTGGTCCTTGACTTTTAAAATTACCAGGTTCTTTTGCTATATAAATTTTACATGCATTTGGATTTACTTCAGTTGGTTCTGCTACTCTTACATAATTAGCAACAAAATGTTTTTCACTTTCTGAAAGTTTACCACCTTTAAATAATTTAACTAATGTATCTGCAACTTTAGTATGATCTTTTGCATATGGATTTCTCTTATCTTTAGCTAATTTAACAATTGTTTGTAAACTTGTTTTTATAGCATCCTTTACATTCTTTTTAGATTTTGCATTATTATTGTTATCCTCAAATCTTCCTAATAAATCATCTAATGTTCCCTTCGTATCAACTTGAACATGTTGTTGTGGTGCAACTACTTTTTTAGTAGATACTGCTTTGGGTGCCGGTGGTGCTGTTTGTGGTTGAGGTTTAGCTGCCGCTTGTGGTTTTTGTTGTGGTGCTACTTTACTTTGTGGAGTAACTTGTGGTTTTTGTTTAACATAATATTGTGGTTCTTCCGGATTAGGGTCATCCACCATATCAACATCCTTTTCACTATATCCGGCTGCTTGCAACATACCAACTGCTTGATGATACGCTCTTCTTGCACCAGTACCTTTTTGGTCTTTATAATTTAATGCAGATGCAACGGTTATATCTCTACCAGTATCTGTATTTTTTATTTTTTGTTTTAATATTTTATCTATATCTTTACCACTTACCTTTTTTTCCGGTGCTTCTAATGTAAATTTCTTTGGTGCTAAACTAATAGCTTCCATTAATTCAATATCCGTAAATGCAGATGCACCAAATTGTTCTAATACTGAACGTAAATGTTGTAATTGTTCTTTATTATCAAAATTTGGTATTGGATAAGTTTCACAAAATTCTATTAAAACCTCATCAATAATTTCACTTAAGTTATCTAAATTAAAGTTCATCATAATTCTTTCCGACTGTTGTTTTTACTTGGTATCTACCATGTGGACCCGTTAAAATGGGTATGATATCAGTATATAAATATTGCTTTTCTGATGGATGCACATCAAATACAAATGCATCGTATGTATATAATATCAATTTTGTTTGTTTTCCTTCTAATTTCTCTTTTATTTTCAATATTTTCTTTATATTTCTTTCAGTTTCATACGATTGAATGTAATAATTAAGAACTTTTGCAGGATTAATTGGTTCAAATCTTTCTTCATTAAACTGAATATGATATAAATGTGTGAATAGACATTTATTTTTACTAACGGTCTCATATAATAAATCAGTAAGATTCTGTATCTCTCTAAAATATGGTATGTGTAATAACTCACTTCTAATTCCCCCATATAAATTTTGGAATATTAAAGTTTTTACTTCGTTTCTATCCTCAACACCCATTTTTTCACCAATCCATGTATAAAAATCTTTACCACTACCATAAAATTCATGCAACCATACCAATTCATTATCACCGGCCATTTTACTTTTTTTCGTTTGGTATATAATATCCATTAATAATCTTGGGTGGTATGCTTCAAAGTCACAACTAACCAATTCACCATCATCATATCTACTAATAAATGCTTTCCTTACACCGGTATCTTTTTTTAATGCAGCGTAGTTTACACCCCCATGTCGGTTCGATGGTCGGAGTGTAGATGTCATTAGGTTATATTCAGTATAAACTATATTATCCTCCGTTAAATGAACTGGATTGAATGTTAAACGATATTCCTCATCTACTTTCAATCCTGCTTCTTCAATATAAGAAAATGCTTCGGTTGCATCAATTATAAATTTATCGGAATTAGTTGATACTGAAACTGAACATTTCATTACATATTGTTTTATTAGTTCCAATTGTTTCATCATTGGAATACTATCATTCAAATATGGTTCGCCATTAAACTTTGATTTGTAAAATTGATTTAAAGTATTATCTCCTAATTCAACATCATGATAACCATATTGAACAAATCTACCCAAATCCATATCAAATGCATTTGTAAAAGGTAATAAATGTTGAACTGCTTTAAGATTGAATACCCATTGTTCTTGTGATGTATCTAATAATTCACTTAATGCTTCTACTTTAATTCCTAACCCATCACCATTATTTACATTGATAACATATTCATCTTTATTAGTAAAAATATAAATAAATGATATACGATTGTTTGCTGCATGCTTTTCCTCATCTGATAAACGGACATAGATTTTGTTACTACTCTTTCGGTATTCCGTTAAAAACTCTTGAAATTCAAATTTATCCTCTACAAATATCATAAAACAAAGATACTACATTTTGATTATAATACAAAATAAAAAAGGGAGTATTTAACTCCCTTTACTATTTTAATTATCAAGTTTACTTTCAATTATTTCACGTAATCTACCATGAGGTCTTTCTCTAAAGATTACTTTTTCCCTTTCAATAAATTCAGGTTTTAATCTTTGAAAATTTGCTTTGTTAAAAATAACAATTACCTTATCACCTTTAACAATAACTCTTTCAGGTTTTGGATGAAAAGGAAAATGGTGTGGACCAAATTCAGGTCTTTGATGTTCCTTTTGAAATTGAACATAATCAGCAAATTGATTTTGTTGAATTGGTTTTGGTTGCTCTTGTGAGAATGCAGCGATAGATGTAATCATCAATAAGGCTGCGAATAAGATTTTTTTCATAATTTGTTTCTTTTATAATAACTATATTTTAGAGTTTAGAATATATCTCCATTCATATATTGGATTTAACCATTCATAAAAAAGGAGGATTTTACTCCTCCTTTGTGATTAGAAACCACCGAAATTCTTTTCATCTGATTCTGTCCAATGTTTTGCTTTTAATGCGTGCAAATCAATTGGTTCTCGTTTCATATGTCCACCTTTGTTAAAGATTGCTCCTTTTTTCAAATAACCACCTAAAAAGTTTCTACGGAATCTATTTGAGTTATTTGCTTCAGAACCATGTACACAATGTGAGTGTAACAATACCACTTGTCCTTTTCTTAAATAACCTTCTACTTTACGGAAATCATGTCCTTCTGGCATTACACATGGTTTACCTCTTTCATTTCTCCAAAATGTAGGATTAGTTTTTGTTCTATCTTCATCTACTTCAATTGGTAATACTGGTAATCTATGTGAACCTTCGTAGTTCCATACTGCTCCGTTTTCAGGATCGTGATTATCTAATGCCAATGCTGTGTTGATAATTTCATTATGTCCACAGCCTGTATAGAATGCGTTTTGGTGTTGGTCTCTACCTAATTGTCCTGGTGGTTTAAAATAACACCAAGTTTGCATTCCTTGTACTTCACCTTCCATTAAAAATTCACATGCTTCCAAAATTTTTGGATGACAAAATAACTTTTCTAATTTAGGTGAAAGTTTGTGTGGGTATGCAAATGGATCCCAATCACCCCATTCTTTACCATCTTCGGTGGTAGTACCAATTCTATCTTGTCTTAATTTTTCTAATTCTTCGTTTACTTCATCAACCTCATCTTCGGTTAATAACTCTAATACGGTGAATCCTCTATATCTCCAATCGAATGTAATTTGTTGTACTTCTAAATCGGTTAGATGTTTGAAATTGCTCATATAACTTATTGTTTATTTTTTATAAATATAACTCTTATTTTATTATTATCCAAATTTTGTTATGACTTTTATCACCCTTTCCAAAACTTAAGATAATTGTTAATATATGTATCTAAATTTGAAATGGTTTGTTTTCCATATTCAACTGATTTTTTATTAGCTAATTCAGTTTCATTTTTATCACCATATATTTTCCATTTTATTTTTCCTGCAATATATAATGAATCATTTTTAAATTCATCAAATTTAGATTTATTTATTTCATATATTAGTCCATTTGTTTCATTTCTTTTTCTTACAAAATAACGAATAATATATTGATTTTGATAATCTTGGGAATTAGGAATTGGTTCAGATGTTTTTAATTCTAAACTATTGTATACCACAGGATTTAAATCATTCATGTAATGTTTTACTATTTCATCCATATTACTTTATTTCGTTTGATACTCTAAATTTACATTCTATTGTAGTTTCCCATTTTCCATCATCTACTTTATGTTCAACACCTGTTACTTGCCAATAACCAGTACTTTGTAACCAAGGTACAGGTGATGGATTTAGTTTTAATGCACTACCAACGGTTACTCCCGATAAACCCAATATTGTAAAACTAACACTAATTGGAACTAATGCATGTCTTCTAGCATATCCTTCCGGAAAATAAATATTTTTAACACAACTTACATCTTTAAATACACCATACATAGGATTTGCACCACTATCTCCAAATTTAGCACTTTTAGCAAATTTAATTCTGTTTTCTCCAGGTAAATGAAATGCTTGTTTCCAAGAAGTTGATACCCAATTCATTGCTTTAGTAATAAAACCGGATGTATCCTCTCCCTCGATTGGTTTTCCTGATTTTGGTGTTGCAATTTTATCTGCTAATTTCATAACAGGATCTGGATTTACTCTTGCAAACATTCTAATTCCAGGATTATCATCTTGCTGAGCAGGATCTTCTGATGGAATTGCCATCATTGCTACAATTTCTTTTGGTAAATCACAATTTATAGAAATATTTGTTACTCTACTATGTGTTCCAAATATATTAAATTGAGTTACTTTTACTTTATCTTGTGCTAAATTTAAATCTGCAATTGTATAAATTAATTTTCCATCTTTATTTGCTACTTCTCTTCTTACTAAATTAAATAAACCAGCTCCAGCAATATTTAATTCTGCAATAACTTTATCTAAAAAATCATTTACATTTTCACAACCTTTTGCTGTGTTTTTTAAAAATTCAGTATAAACATATATGTTTTTTATATGTCCCGCATTTCCACCTTTTATAGATGAATTTACACCTGCCATATTAATCTTTACTTCTGATTCTGGAAATACATGTGTTCCATTAAATGGTCCAAATGGTTGAGTTGCAGTTGTGGTTGGTGTTAATAATCTTGATTTATCGCCTGATTTAGTATCTAAAAATCCCATTGTATTAGGATTTGGAAATAAAAAATTTTCAGATACACTAATCATATTTGGATGCCCCATTGCAATTGAATCTTCCAAATCTATAATTAATTGAACTTCAGTAGGTGATGAACTTTTTTCTCTAAATTTATTAACTATTGCATTTATAGCAAATCCTAATTGAACATATACATTATCGGTTTCACCCCAAGTACTTACTTTATCTATTTTATCTTCCGTAAAATTAATAGTATAACTTTTTACTTCCTCTTCATCTGTTCCTGTACCATCTCCATCCAAATTTAATGCCTGATATACGTTAACTAAATTATCCGAATCTGTTTTTGCTTCAGTTGAACTTACTTTCTTTTTTTTATTTAATGCTAAAAATCCTGGAATTTCAGAAGGTGAGCCTAATTCTAAAGTGCAATCAACTGTTGCATCATCATTTATTTTAAAATCAAAATTAACTAAAGGTCCTGCCATCATATCAACTTCATATCCATATTTGGCTATTTGATTTTCCCAATTTGTTATATTTGCTACAATTGAAGCGGCAGTTGATAAATTATTTCCTGTAAATTTAGTATTATTATTTACCCATCCCCAACTTACCATTTGAGTATTACCAATTAATAAAAAATCTTTATATGTTGTTAATTGATTTACCGATGCAAATTTTACATGTATCTTTGCTCGTCTAATTGCTCCTAATGTTCCACTATTACCTACTTCTAATCCAGTTATAAGTGGTGGAAATCTTTCAGTATTATTTTGTGCATTTGCTAATGAAAATGATGTGTAACTATTATATCCAATTGTTTGTGCACCATTTGCAAATTTAGTAAGTTGTATAAAGGGGCTAGAACCACTAAATGTTTCTTTATTAGTGTTCTGTATTTTTTCAGCTATTTCTGATTTAAACGGTCGTATTGCTGGAAATGAACTCATAACTTTATTTTATTAAACCTGCTATTCTATTAATATCAGATGGTATTCTTAATTGTGTTCCTGCTTTTAATTTTAAATCAATATCTGTTAAATTATTAGCTGTTGCAATTACCCACCATAAAGTTGCATCACCAAAATAATGTTGTGCCAATAAATCTAATCTATCACCATCTACTGTCATTATTAATATATCAGTATCAACAGGTTCTACATATGGTAATACAATTGAATTATATACCAATCCTTTTCCTTGTTTAATTTGTGTTCCTATATTATCGTATCTTTTCATTACTATTAAATATATTAAGAATAAAAAGTGTATGTTGTATTATCAGTATTAGATACTACTTTATATGTTATATCCATTTCAAATATAAATGGTTTTTGTGAACCATCTGTTATTTCCCAAGGTGAATCATCACTTACTGTTAAATTACATTGAGATAAAAATCCATATGTAGTATTTATAATATTACCAATTTTTAATGGAACCAATTGTCCAAATATACCCAATTGTCCTTTTGGTGTTGGTAATGTAAGTTTTTTAATTTTTTCTGCTTTTGACCATATTAAATCTAATTGTGTCTTATTTTCAGCATACATTTGAAATTTAAAACTTATTTCTCTTTCCCAACTATTATAAAGATAGAATTTAAATCCACTACCAATTGGT